TCCTTTGGCGGTGGTTTGGTTACTTTTATTGCAGATCGGATATGGAAATGAAAACATCTTCTAAGTCTCCCAAAACCCCTAAAAAGGGTGTTCCTGTAACTGTCATGATTGCTGTTGGCAAGCCTAAGAAGTCTATGCCTATGCCTATGCGTGGTGCTCGTACCGCTACAAACATGATGAAAAAATCTTCAAGAGGTAAATAATGTCTACATTCCAACTCGACCCTAATCAAGTTGCTTATGGTGTTGCGGCTATTGGCACAACCCAAGTTTTTTCAGTGACTAACTCAAGTGTTGCTTCTACGGCTTTTGGTGCTAATACCACCATGATTCGTATTGCTTGCTCTGTGGGACACTGCCATTACCAAATTGGCACTACTCCAACTGCAAACCTTACAACTTCACCCATGATGCCCAACAATTATATTGAGATTATTAGGGTCAACCCTGGTCAAAAGATTGCGGTTATTAAGGATGCAACTGTTACTGCCTCAACAATTTCTATAACGGAGTTAGTATGAAAACCAAGGCTCAAAAGAAGATTAGCAAGGTAATGACCGAGTACGGCAAAGGGGAATTGCACTCTGGCGGTAAGAGTGGCCCTGTTGTTAAGTCTCAGAAACAGGCTATTGCCATTGCTTTGAGTGAAGCTGGCAAATCCAAACCCAAAAAGAAGATGAAATGAAGCCAGGACTTTATTCTGCGATTCATGCCAAACAAGCCCGAATCAAGGCTGGTTCTGGCGAAAAGATGAACAAGGTCGGGTCTAAAGCTGCACCAACTGATGCTGACTTCAGAAAAGCGGCAAAGACTGTAAAGAAGCCTAAAAAGGTGAAGTAAATGAAATCTCCCACTTGGCAAACAAAAGCTGGTCAAAATCCAAAAGGCGGCTTGAATGCCAAGGGAAGATCGTCTTATAATGCAGAAACTGGTGGCAATTTGAAGCCTCCAGTCAAGTCGGGGGATAACCCTCGCAGGGCAAGTTTCTTGGCTCGTATGGGTGGCAATGATGGCCCTGAGTACGACAAGAAAGGTGAACCGACCAGACTGCTTCTTTCGCTAAAGGCTTGGGGTGCTAACTCCAAATCTGACGCAAAGGCAAAAGCTCAAGCTATCTCCGCAAGGAACAAAGCAAAGGCGAAAAGCAGATGACATACCTAGAACTTGTTAACGATGTATTGGTGCGGTTGCGTGAGACACCTGTTTCAACCGTTACCCAAACATCTTACTCATCTTTGATTGGCAAGTTTGTCAATGACGCAAAACGTCAAGTTGAAGACGCATTCCCGTGGAATGTACTTGGCACAACCATTACCATATCAACAACATCAGGCACATACTCTTATGCTTTGACTGGTGCTGGTCAGAAGTTTCAAGTCATAGATGCCCTGAATGTAACTAGCAATCTGGGAATGAAGAACATTGACTTTGTGTCAATGAACCGCTATCAGAACTTTTCTACCCCTGTTGACGGTATTCCCACCTATTACGCCTTTGATGGCGTAGATGGCAACTATGACACCAAAGTAACGATTTACCCTCGTCCTAATGGTGTTTACAGCATTCCTTTCAGCCTTGCTGTACCACAAGCAACACTGTCATCAGACGGAACAGTTATCAAAGTTCCTGATACCTTGGTATCTCAGAATGCTTATGCTCGTGCTTTGGTTGAGCGTGGTGAAGATGGTGGCATGAATTCATCTGAGGCTTATGCCCTGTACAAAACAATGTTGTCTGATTACATTGCTTTGGAAGGCACTCGTTATCCTGAAAATCAAGAATTTTTGGCGGTGTAATGGCAACAGGACTTGAAATAGCAAGCATTTCAGCCCCAGGGTTTTACGGGTTGAACACACAGGACAGCCCATTGGATTTGTCTTCTGGCTTTGCTTTGATTGCCACTAACTGCGTTATTGACCAATATGGTCGTGTTGGCTCTCGTAAAGGGTGGACTCCACTCAATTCATCTACTGGTAACCTTGGCTCAAATGATGTGACTGTCATGCACGAATTGGTGCAAGCTGATGGCACTTTGACTGTGTTGTTTGCTGGCAACAACAAGTTGTTTAAACTTGATGGCTCTAATGCTGTTGTTGAGTTGACCTATGGGGGAGGGGGGTCTGCTCCTACCATTACGGCTAGTAACTGGCAATGTGCTTCTTTGAATGGAATTACCTACTTTTTCCAATCAGGGCATGACCCACTGATCTTTGACCCTGCTGTATCTACAACCACATATCGCCGTGTTTCAGAGAAAACTGGTTATGTGGCTACAGTTCCTAATGCCAATATCTGCATTTCTGCTTATGGTCGTTTGTGGGCTGCTAATACCACCTCTAACAATGCTACTGTTTACTACAGTGACTTGATTGCTGGTCATGTGTGGGCAACAGGTAGCTCTGGCAGTCTGAATGTCAATAATGTTTGGCCTAGTGGCGCTGATGAAGTCACTGGTTTGGCGGCTCATAACGGCTTCTTGTTCATCTTTGGCAAACGTCAAATCTTGGTTTATAAGGATGCAACTAGCCCATCAACCATGTCATTGAGTGACACTGTTGAGAGTATTGGTTGCATTGCTAGGGATAGCATTCAGACAACCAGTAGTGATGTTGTGTTTTTGTCAAATGGTGGTGTTCGTTCATTGATGAGGACTATTCAAGAGAAGTCTGCGCCAGAGCGTGACTTGTCTAAGAATGTTCGTGATGATCTGACTCAGAAGGTCAATAGCGAGACATTGGCAAACATCAAGTCTGTACATTCAGAAAAAGAAGCGTTTTACCTGTTGTCTTTGCCTGTCAATCAACAAGTCTATTGCTTTGACACAAAGGCTGCATTGCAAGATGGTTCTTACCGCGCAACGACATGGGACTCCATACTTCCTAAATCTTTTTTATCTAAACGCAATGGTGACGTTCTGATTGGGAAGACTGGTTACGTTGCTCAATACGCAGGGTATAAAGACAATACATCGCCTTATCGTATGGCGTATTACACCAACCATGCCGACCTTGGAAACCAGTCAAGAACATCAATCATCAAGAAGATTTCTGTTGTGATTATTGGTGGCAGTAATCAGTATGTGACGATTAAGTGGGGATATGACTTCCTGACAAACTACTTGTCTGAGAATGTCTTGATTCCAGCGCAAGGTGTTTCAGAGTATGGAATAGCTGAATATGGTGCAAATGCCACTATTGTTGCTTACTATTCTGAAGGTGTTGCCTTGCAAACACTGGTTGCTAATGGCGCTGGCTCTGGAAAGATTGTTCAAACTGGTTACGAAATGGACATCAATGGCTCTCAACTTTCCATTCAAAAGATTGAAATTCAATCTAAACAAGGTCGATTGACTTAAGAGGTACAAATGACTGCATATACAAAATCAACCAACTTTGCGACTAAGGATACGCTGACATCTGGCGACCCTTTGAAGATTGTTAGAGGTACTGAGATCAACACTGAGTTTGACAACATTGCAACTGCTGTTAACTCCAAGTCTGATACTGCATCTCCTACTTTTACTGGAACTGTAACCATTCCATCGTTGTCATTATCTGGCTTAACTGCATCAAGTGCAGTTGCTACTAATGCTTCAAATGCATTGGTTAGCGTGACAAATACAGGTACAGGCAACAATGTATTGGCAACATCTCCTACTTTGGTAACGCCTATCCTTGGTACGCCACAAAGCGGAACATTGACAAATGCCACAGGATTGCCTTTAACTACTGGTGTAACAGGTGTTTTGCCTGAAGCCAATGGTGGTACTGGTTCATCTGCTGGTAATCAGATGTTTAAAAACCGCATCATCAACGGCTCAATGATTGTTGACCAAAGAAATGCGGGGGCATCACAAACATTTACTGCGGCGGGGGCTTTAGCTTATTCTGTTGATAGATGGTATGGGTACTGTACGGGTGCTAACGTCACGGGTCAGCAAGTTGCGGGTTCAGGAGCAGTTCAAAACAGATACAGATTCACAGGTGCGGCATCGGTTACCGCAGTTGGATTTGGTCAACGTATCGAGCAAAAGAACTCTTACGATTTGGCAGGGTCTACTTGTACATTGTCGGCAGACTTGGCTATATCGGCGACGCTAACGACTGTAACTTGGACGGCTTATTACGCAACCACCACGGCGGATACTTTTGGTTCGTTGGCAAGCCCAACAGTCACATCAATTGCAACAGGCACATTTACTGTCTCATCAACAGTTACTAACTTCTCTGCAAACATTAGCATCCCTGCGGCGGCTACTACGGGCATACAAATCTTGTTTACTGTTGGCGCATTGACGGCAGGGTTGACTTGGACGATTGGTAATGTGCAGTTAGAGAAAGGCTCAACAGCAACGAGCTTTGACTACAGGCCGTATGGCACTGAGTTGGCTTTGTGCCAGCGGTATGCAATTCAAGTTGTAAATGGTGAAAACATAAACCAATCTGTAACTTTGGGGCAAGGGCAGGGGGCAACCATAGCAAACTACTATTATCAAGCGTCAGTCGCAATGAGAACTGGCCCTTCCTTAACTTATTCAGCACTTGGTGACTTTTTGAATGATGATGGCGTTGGAGGTTCAACACCTACAAGTTTAACAATTGCAAGGTCAACAACGCTATCTTGCACCTTGGTTGGCGGTGGTCTTACTACTGCGGCTGGTCGTGCCGCACATCTCAGAGCCAACAATTCAAGTGCTCGGCTTCTTCTTTCTGCGGAGTTATAAATGTATAAATTATTTAACGACATTAAAACTGGTGAATTGTCTTCTGTTTTTAATATGGAAACAAATACGTCTATCCCTTTAAATGCAGACAACACGGACTACCAAGCCTACCTTGCTTGGCTTGCTGAAGGCAACACACCACTTCCCGCAGAGGAGAACACATAATGGCAACATCACAACAAGTAGAAGAAGTTAAGCAAATGGTTCGTGAGGCCATGCAAGAAGAAGGTGTGTCTGCTGATACCTTGATTCGCTTGGGGCAAATGGCTGAAGCTGTACTAAAAGACAAGTCTTTGTATCCTCAATTTATTCAAGCCATCATTGACAACGATTTGGCAGAAGAAGAAGACATATCTACAGAACTTGACTATGAGCTTATTAGTGTCTTTGCTACTCTTGGTGAGATAGCCAGACAAATGATTGCCTCTGGCGAATTGGGAGCATGACATGGCAAATTGGAAAAAGTTTAAAAAGTTTGTTAAAAAAGTAGCCAAGCCAGTCGCAATAGTTGCGTCTATTCTTTACCCTCCATTAGCGCCTATGGTTGGTAACGCCTTGGGCTTCTCTGGTGCGGCGGCGGCTGTAGCTGGTTCAGCGGCTATCAATGCGGCTGCAAGTGTAGTTTCTGGAGATAAGCCAGCAGACGTTCTTAAAAGTGCGGCGTTGGCGGCGGCAACTACTGCAACAGTCCAAGCTGTTTCTAATGGTGGTTTGTTTGGTGGTGGTAGTAGCGGAGGTGGTACTGCTGATTCAGGAGTCATTCCTGCTGGTACTTCTGTTCCAGGCGGGACAGCTCCAGTTGAATTTAGCAAAGCACAAGCGGCAGATTTGAGTAACCAAGTTGCATCACAAGGCTTATTAAGTGGCGTGACTCAAAAGGTTGCAGATTTCACAGGATTAAGCACAGACACTGTTGGAAAACTTGGCTCTGCTGGTGTGCAAGCATTGCTTAGTAGTGCTGGTGCTAACAAGATTGCAGAACAAGGTCAACAAGCGGCTCAAACACAAGCTGATGCTCAAGTTCGTGCGGCTCAGATTGCGGCAGATGCGGCTAAGTTCCGTCCTGTTGGTGTTACCACTCGTTTTGGTCAATCAGCCTTTGCTACTGATGCACAAGGCAATGTGATTGGTGCTGGTTACTCTGCAAGCCCTGAGATTCAAGGCTATCAGAATCGTCTGTCTGCTTTGGCTGGTCAAGGATTAACTCAAGCAGAACAAGCGGCTACTGCTTACAAGCCTTTGACTAGCGGCGCACAGAGTCTGTTTAGTCTTGGTAGTCAGTATCTGGCTACATCGCCAGAACAAGCGGCACAAGACTACATCAGTAAGCAACAGGCTTTGCTTGCACCTAGCCAAGAGAATCAGTTGGCACTGTTGCAGAACAAGTTGTTCCAACAAGGTCGTACTGGTGCGGCTTCTGCTCAAGGTGGCAACCTCATGGCGACAAACCCTGAGATGGCGGCTTACTACAACTCGATTGCTCAGAGTAACTTGGCTTTGTCTGCTCAAGCTGACCAAGAAGCTAGAAACCGCATTACTTTTGGCGGTGGATTGTTTAACACTGGTGCTGGACTGCAAAATCAGTTCTATTCTGGTCAAACTGCGGCTTATCAACCATTTGCCACCGCTATGGACACAAGTTCAGGACTTGAAAGTCTTGCACAGCAACCTATGAACCTTGGCACTTCAATTGGTGCTAAGACTACGGCTAGTACGGCAGAAGCTGGCAGATTATTGAGTTCAGGTATCACTAATGCGGCTAACACTATGGCTCCATCAAATGCTTACTCCGCATCTGGTAACTTGCTGACAGGTGTTGCTCAGAACCCAATGGTTACTGGTGCAATCAACAATGCTTTTGGCGTCCAATCGTCAGCACCTAAGTATCAAATCGTTAATGGTCAACTTGTTCAAGTGGCTTAAGGGGGAAGAAAATGGCAACAAACATCTTAGGATTGTTCACATCTCCTGAGCAGTATCAGGCTAACCAAATGGCGCAGTTTCGTCAGCAATCAGCTAATGAAGTTCAGTTAGACCCTTTCCAACAAGCCGCTATTGGTATGCGTCAAACTGGTTATCAGTTGGGTGGTGGCATTGGTGGTGCTTTGGGTGGTCAAGACCCACAGTTGCAGAAGATTGCCAAACGTCAAGCCATCCTTGGCCTGATTGACCCCAATAACCCTGATTCTTATACCCAAGCCATTCAGGTTGCATTGCAATCTGGAGATCAAGAAGCTGCTTTTATATTGCGTAATGAGATGGGTCAGGTTAGACAACAAGCTCAAGAACAGCAGATGAATGAGATGAAGCGACAAGACTACTTGACTCAACGTGGTCAAGGTATACAAGCCGCTGGTCTTACCAATATGGCTAATGAGTTGGTTGGTCAACTCAAGAATCCTGATGGAACTATCAATGAGGATGTTAAAGCTAAGTTGCTTTCATTCCCTCAAGGTCGTGCGGCTATCTCTGAACAAGCCAAGATATTGCCTGAATTGCGTCAACTTGGTGCTTCTGGTGTTCCAGAGACAAATCCATTTGATTTGTTCATTAACGACCCAACAGTGCCTGCACCACTCAAGACAACAGCCAGACAATATCAAAGCAGTTTTGCCAAGGGTATCTATAGTCCAGAACAAGCAGATAAGTTGGTTGAAAGACTGTCTACTGCAACACAAAAGGCTGCTGAGTTCCAACAGACTCAATCTCGTCTTGAGCAAAACCAACAAATGTTGGACTCTTACAGACAGCAAGGTTTGGCTAATTCTCAAGCATCTTTGAACCTCCAACGTCAACAGGCTGAATTAAATGCTGACTTGAAGCGTCAAGATGCAGAGCGTAAGGCTGAGATCGCTAAGAATAAGCCTTTGCCAGCAAACTTGCAGAAAAGTGAAGAAGATGATTACGACATTGCAACATCAGCAACTAATCTTGCTACTGATGCGAA